GATCTTACAGCGGACTATTAATTTTATCAGCAATCGCACTGCGTAGATCATCTACTGTGCTGTCATTTACTATGGTATGATCAAAGTTAGAATGTGCCCATGCCCATTCTGATGGATGTATATCTTTTGGTTCTACATTATTATTTTTGTATTCGTTGAACCATTGTGGATTATCGCCACGTTGGACACACCACACCGAGCCTCCGATTGTTTTGATCATATCAACTTCATTTGGAAACCTTGTGTCGGGAATTACCCAATTGGTTGTGGGATTATCTTGTATTTTTTTCTTCACAAGACTTACCCATATGCCATCATAGAATCCCTGTCGCATACATTCTGTGCCAAAAATCTGTAGCACATATCTTGGAGTTATTTCACGTCCAAGTTCATTGCTCCAAAAAACATCTGGACGTTCACGCCAACCACGTGATTGTGGAGTGACGCCTTCCAGCATTGGTCTGGGCCAATCAAACATTTCTGCCACAGCATCTTTGAGTTTGTCAGCAAATGATATTTTTTGAAAATTGTGTTGTCCAATGAGATAGTCAGCCACTGTGCCTTTGCCAGAACCTATGAGTCCACATATGCCTATGATCATTAAAAATATTATACTAAAATTTTAGCCGATTGTAAATGATAAAGGTGTGCCACCTTCTGCATAGTTGCCTATCTCTTGTTCCAACTTCTGCATCTCATTAAGTCCTTCATTTTTAAGTGCATCGCCGTTGAGTCCTGATCCGCCTTGTGGACCAGCAATGGTTTGGAATTTTGATCTTGCTTCGCCGAGTGTGAACTTACTGATTGCCAGTGTGTATTCTCTGATCCAAGGCTTAGCATATATGTCACTTAGTAATATAAAGCTAGGACGATGATTGTATTGTTCTATCAACACAACTTCTTTTGATCTCTGTCTTCTAAATATTTGTAGTCGCCTTGTGGGTTGGTCAAATTTAAAGTTTATGAATCCACCAAACATTCTAGCAACCAATTCTTGGTAACCAGCAAACATATCATAGGTAGCCAATCCACCAATTCGGCCTGTCTGTAACAAATACACATTTGTGTATGCTAATTCAAAAGGATCAAATGCTGTGCCACCTTCTGACGATGATGCTCCACCTACAGTTCTTCTGTAAATTTTGGTTACATTGATAACTTCTGCAGGCAAAGTGTATGTGGTTTGATCTTTTTGTAGTTCTAAAAATCCATATGATTCTTCAACAGAATTTGAAGATCTTTGTCTAAACTTGTCCACAGCAGTGGTAAATGCCATTTCATAGTGTGCAGGGTCAAGTTCTACTTCAATCATGCCATCGCCTAGTCTTAATCTCACATAATCGAAGATTTCTTGTTTGGCTGCATTTATTTGTGCGTTTGTAGTGGCAGATTGAGCTGTGTCTGGCATGTGTGTATTTATAGCACCATAAATATGTAAAATGCCGAGACTATCATTATTCAAACCTGAAAAAGGAAACGATTTCAAATTCATCGATCGCAACGTGGGCGAGATGTTTCAAGTGGGCGGTACAGACGCCTACATACACAAATATGTTTCACCTAATCAACAAGGCGACACAAATGACATCACACAACCACAACGCACAGGTGACACACAAGATGAGTTGGCCATACAAGATCTTTTGTTCCTAGAAAACAGAGATCGCAAATATGATCCAGATGTTTATCACACTCGTGTAATTTACAATGTGTCAGACATAGATTTTGATTTATCACAGTTTGGATTGTTTCTACAAAATGACCAACTGTTTATGACTTTTCACATACGTGATATTGTTGAAGCACTGGGTAGAAAAATTATGGCAGGCGATGTCATTGAACTGCCGCACCTCAATGATGATTATTCCTTAGACACAGATGATGCCGAAACATTAAAAAGATATTATGTAGTTGATGATGTGGCCAGAGCAGCTGAAGGATTTTCAAAAACATGGTATCCACATTTATATCGTGTAAGAGTGAAAGGCATCACAGACGCACAAGAGTTTAGAGACATACTAGGCGACAAAGATGAAAACACAGCACAAAAAACAAGAGACAAAGATATAGAAATTAATCAAGCAATAATCGATCAAGCAGAACAAGATGCACCACAGTCTGGTTACAACACCAAACAATTATATGTGATGCCAACTGAAGAAGAAGGTCGTGTTGCATTGGTCACAGTGGATGACGATACACTTGTAGACACAGGACATCTTAATGTCGACAAAGTTTTCAACACTCCAACAGCAGGTGGTTACATTGAAGGGTACTTGACTGGAGACGGCATCCCTGCAAATGGTGAAACTTTTACAGCATCAACAAAGTTTCCAAGAAATCCAACAGAAGGCATGTTTGTGTTAAGAACAGACTATTCACCTAACAGATTGTTTAGATTTGATGGCAGAAGATTTGTTAAAATAGAAGATGATGTAAGACAAACAATGACAAACACAGATACAAAAGAAACACAAAAAAGTGGCTTTATCAACAACAGCAATACTACCACACTTACTGATGGTTCATCAACAACAAATGAAAGAGTTGCTCTTAGCAAACTCTTAAAACCAAAGGCAGATAATTAATGCAACATTTTTATGACGCACAAATACGGAGATATATTCTACAGTTTGTTAGAATGATGAGTAATTTTTCTTACATCACAGGAAAAAATTCTAAAGGCACAACAGAAACTCTACAAGTTCCTGTGAAGTATGGAGACATGTCAAGACAAGTTGCACAAATACTTAAGAAAGGATCTGAAAACACACTTATCACAGCGCCACAAATTTCTTGTTACATCACAAATTTAGCATATGACAGAGAAAGAATGTATAATCCGTATCATGTTGATAAGAAACATATTCGTGAACGACAGTTTGATCCAGTTGCAAATGCTTATACAGGAGCTCCAGGACAAAGTCATACCATAGAAAGAATTATGCCAACTCCGTTTGAATTAACATTCAATACAGATATTTTTACAACCAACACAGATCAAAAACTGCAAATTTTAGAACAAATACTGGTGTTGTTTAATCCGGCTTTAGAATTACAGACCACAGACAATTATCTTGATTGGACGTCGTTATCTTTTGTTGAATTAACAAATGTTAACTTTACTTCAAGAGCCATACCGCAAGGAGTCGCAGATGATATTGATGTTGCTACACTAACATTTAGAACGCCAATCTTTATATCACCTCCTGCTAAACTTAAAAAACTTGGTGTTATTGAAAAAATTATTATGAGTATCTATGATGAAGAAGCAGGCAAAGTTGATGTTGATGGCATCCTTGCAACTGATTTAATATCAAGACAAATTGTTACTCCAGGCAACTATGCAGTGTTGGTATTGGCCAATAGAATATCTTTACTAGGTGAACAACGCAAAGACAACACCACACATGCAAACAACAGAGAAAATAGAGTGTTCCAATCTCAAAGTCAATTTGGTAGTAAGATTAACTGGCATAAGTTTGAAGCACTATACACAAAAAGTATCACCAATGGTATATCCACTATCCAATTGCAACAGTCAACAACAGATATCAATGGAGATGACATCATTGTAAATGTAACAGGCACAGTAAGCATTGATCCACAAGATGAAGTTACTTTACTGGTTGATGTTGATACAGATTCTATTCCAACAAACACATTGCAATCAGTGAATGCTGTGATTAATCCACTTACATTCAACCCTGAAGGTGCGGCAGTAGGCACAAGATATCTAATCACAGAGGACATTGGATCAAAGAAAAACTCTGATGGCAAAACTGCATCTGAAACTGACACAAGAGCATCTGATGACGACGGTGATCCATCAGCAGACACTGTGCCTAATTTTGCACAAGCATGGGGCACAACCATTGCATCCGCAAATGATATTATAGAATTAGACGATGCTGGAAATTGGGTTAGACAATTCGATGCAGACGAAAACACTTTGTTTTCTGATTCATCATCCTATCTAGAAACACAATATGTTACAAATGAAACCACTGGTATTCAATTCAAGTGGTTGCCAGATCAAGGCTTTTGGGTCAAATCTTATGAAGGATTTTATGCGCCAGGCACTTGGTCTATTCAATTTTAGAGTATAAAATAATATACAATGAGTCAAATTACTGCAACAGGGTGTCTGTTCTACGCCAAGTCTACAAAACGATTTTTGTTTATGAATCGATCGATCAAACAAAAAGGCACTTGGGGCATGGTAGGCGGAAAGTCAGTGGCGACAGAAACTCCATGGCAGGGATTGCAAAGAGAGATTGTTGAAGAAATTGGATTTCAGCCAACCATACAAAAAACAATACCTTTAGAACTTTTTGTGAGCAAAGACACACGCTTCAAGTTTCATACGTTTGTGTGTGTAGTAGAACAGGAATTTATGCCCAGATTAAATGCTGAACACTCAGGTTATGCTTGGGTGTCAATTAATTCTTGGCCAATGCCTTTGCATGATGGTGTGAGAAAAACTCTACAGAATAAAACAATAAAAACAAAACTTCAAACTATTTTAGATTTAATTGT